AAAGCTGCTGCGGAAAAAGCTGCTGCGGAAAAAGCTGCTGCGGAAAAGGTCAACACGGATATTTGGAAGTTGTCGGAGCGGGAATGGGCAATCGTTCGAGGCTTGGGAAATGACGATTGAAGAAGCACGGGCGATCATAGCCAAAACCAGCAGCCCGTATTTGAAGCGGGACATGGAGAAGTTTATTAAACGCCAGCAGAGAAAGGAGGGCGCGTATGGCAAGGCCAAGAAAGGAAATAGACCAGAAGCAGTTCGAAAACCTCTGCGGCCTGCAATGCACGCTTGAGGAAATCTGCGGTTGGTTTGGTGTGACTGATAAAACACTGGATAGTTGGTGTAAACGCACCTATCATGCCAGTTTTTCCGAGGTATTTAAGCAAAAGCGAGGAGCGGGGAAAATTTCACTGCGCCGGAGCCAGTGGCGGCTTGCGGAAAAGAACGCGAGCATGGCTATTTGGCTCGGGAAACAATATCTTGGCCAGCGTGACGTTGTCGAGCTGGGTTTGCCGACTGATAACGCGCAGGAGGACGCGCTGAGCGTAAGCCTGCGCGAAATGGCGGAAGGGTTGGAGAGCGATGATTAGCTTAAAGCAGCGGAAAATCATTGCTTTCCCATATTCCAAGTATGACGCGCTGATTTGCGACGGCGCTGTGCGTTCCGGCAAGACCTCTATCATGATGTGGTCGTTTGTCCGCTGGGCGATGGAGAATTTCAGCGGTCATCGCTTCGGCGTGTGTGGCCGAACAGTGGATAGCTGCACAAAGAACATTATCGTGCCGTTTACGGCGATGAGCCTTGCGAAGGAGCGATATATCATCCGCTGGCGGCGCGGTGACAAGGTGATGGAAGTGCGGCGCGGAGCCGTGACGAATTACTTTGAAGTGTTCGGCGGTAAGGACGAGGCAAGCTATACACTGATCCAAGGCCGGACGCTGGCTGGTGTGCTGCTGGACGAGGTGGTGCTGATGCCACGATCGTTTGTGGAGCAGGCACTTGCACGTTGCTCTGTGGACGGTGCAAAGCTGTGGTTCTCTTGCAATCCCGGCAATCCCAACCACTGGTTTTACAACGATTGGATTCTGCGTCAAAGCGAAAAAAATGCGCTCTATCTGCATTTCGAAATGCAGGATAATCCGGGCCTGAGCAAAAAAACGCTCGAGCGCTTCGAAAAAATGTATTCTGGCGTTTTTTACGAGCGCTATGTGCGCGGGCGCTGGGTAGTGGCCGAAGGCCTTGTTTATCAAAAATTCGGGGAAGACTGCATCGTGCACGAGATTCCGACGGGCGGCGAATATTATATTTCCGTCGACTATGGCACGCACAATCCATTTTCAGCAGGGCTGTGGCACGTAACAAGTGAGCGGGCCGTACGGATCGCAGAATACTACTATTGCGGCCGGGAGGAAAAAGAAGAAAAATCCCCGGAAGAATACTACACGGAAATCAGGCGTTTGGCTGGCGGGCGAGACATACAGTGCATAGTCGTCGACCCGTCGGCAGACGCCTTTATTGCAACCATCAAAAAACATCACGAATACAAGGTTCGCGGAGCAGTAAATGACGTCATGGCCGGAATTCAAACAACATCCGAGATGCTGGCATCCGGGAAGGTTAAGATTTACGAGGGATGCGAAAATACAATTCGGGAATTTGGCCTGTACCGCTGGGACGAAAAAAGCGAAGTCGACCGCGTTGTAAAGGAAAACGATCACGCGATGGACGAATGCCGGTATATGGTAATGACGATTTTGAGAAAGAAATTCAAAAAGCACGCCTATGTTCCGGAGCTGGCGAGATAAGAAGGTGAAGCATGAAAACATATCAGGATTTTTTAGAGGTCGCCGAAAAATCGGATCGGGACAGAATGGAATTTGTTCTGGCGGCGATCAACGATCATAAAAACTCGGATCTGTACCAGCAGGCAAAAATTGCGCGGGAATACGACGAGCACCGAAATGTTACCATCATTACCGTGCAGAAGCTGCTTTATACGCTGTCCGGGAAGGCTATCCCGGACAACTATAGCGCAAATTACAAGCTCCGCAGCGCATTCTTCCCGATTTTCATGCGGCAGGAAACACAGTATCTGCTCAGCAACGGCGTGATACTGAAAAACGCCGAGAACAAGAAGCGGCTCGGCAGAAAATTTGACAATCAGATTCAGGATCTGGCGCGCTCGGCGCTTGTTAGCGGCGTGGCTTATGGCTTCTGGAACCTCGATCATCTGGAAGTGTTCACGGCCCTGGAATTTGTGCCGCTGCTGGATGAGGAAAACGGATCGCTTCGCGCCGGTATTCGGTTCTGGCAGGTGGCTGCGAACAAGCCGCTGCGGGCGACACTGTACGAGCCGGACGGATTCACACAATTCATCCGCAGGAGCGGGAAAGAGATGGAGATTTTAGCACCGAAACGCGGCTATATCTCCGTCGAAGCCTCGTCTGAGGTGGACGGAACAGAAATCTTGGAGTATCAGAATTACCCCGGATTCCCGATCATCCCCATGTACGGCAATCGCGCCCGGCAGTCCGAGCTTGTTGGCCAACGCGAGGCAATCGACTGCTATGATCTGATCAAATCCGGTTTCGCGGATACCGTAGATGACGCATCGATTATCTACTGGACGATCTCCAACGCAGGCGGCATGGACGAAATCGATATGGCGCGGTTCAAGGAAACCATGCGGCGGATCGGCGTCGGCCTTGTGGACGATGACGGCGCAAAGGCGGAGGCCCACACGCTTACGATTCCAGTCGAGGCGCGGGAAGCGCTGCTGAGCAGACTCAGCGACGATCTTTACAGGGACTTTCAGATGCTGGACACCACGAAAATACAGGGCGGGCAAAAGACGGCGACCGAGATCACGGCGGCATACCAGCAGATGGACAACAAGGTCGACGAATTCGAATACTGCGTCGGTGATTTCCTGTATCAACTTTTTGCACTGATCGGCATTGACGATGATCCGACATTTACGCGTTCGAAGATCGTGAACCAGCTGGAGCAGACGCAGATGGTGCTGCTTGCTGCGAGCTACCTTGACGACGAAACGATTCTGAGCAAGCTGCCGTGGCTTACGCAGGAGGAAATCGCAAACATTTTGAAGAGGAAAAGCGCGGAAGAATTAGAGCGATATTCCACGAAAGATATGGAGGAATAGACGTATGAGCAGCATGGTACAGGGCGATGCGTACAGTCTGGCCGTCACGGTCAAGAACAACGGGCAGGCTGTCGAGATCGACGATATTGAGAAGATCGAAATGACGCTTCTGTATTTGCAGAAGTATTACCCAGGCCAGATCACATACGCGGACGGGAAATTCTATTTCCCGCTGGCGCAGGAAGAAACATTCCGCCTGCCGAAGCTCTGCCAGATGCAGGTGCGCGTGAAATTCAAGAGCGGTGACGTGATTGGCTCGGAGATCAAGCAGATCGACGTTGCGCACGCGCTATCAAAGGCGGTGTTGTGATGGGCGGCATTGAATTTGAACTCAAGAACCGCGACCCGATCGACGTTTCCTTTAACGTTTCCGTGCGTGCTGGCGGCGGCTCCGGCGGCGGAGGCATTGCATCGGCGCAGATCGACGAGATCCGCGTGCTGACAAAATCGGACTATGACGCGCTGGACAAAAAGGACGCGCGGACACTGTATCTGTTGGAGGGATAACATGCTGGCAGTTGGAATCAAACGCATTCTGGAGCTGTTCATCGGCTCCATGGGCATCAAATCCGCCCGCTTGGGCACAGAAACCATCTACGAAAGGCCTGGCGGCTTTTTGTACATCGAACTCACAAGCGAAGAAAGGGGATAAATCCAGATGGCAAGTTTTTTCAATCTGACACTTGATACGCTGGCACCTGCCGGCCTATCGCTGATCCTGAACGACGGCGCGCAGTACGCGACCAGCGCGACCGTCACCGCGAAGATCTCAGTCACCGACGCCGCGACGACCGGCTACCAGATGAAGATCTGGGGCACAAAGGCGGCGGCAAAGGAAGCAGATGCGTCGTGGGAGACGTTCGCCGCAACAAAATCCATTACGCTCCCGGACGGCGACGGCCTGAAGACGATCTATGTAAAGGTGCGCGACGACGTCGGCAACGAATCGACTGCGGCCAGCGACTCCATCACGCTCAACACCTCGATCCCCGCCGTGACCATCACCGGCCCCGACAAGAGCCGCATTTCCAAGGTCACGGGCTACGACGCAGCGGCGTTCTCCTTCGTCTGCGATGTGGACTTTGAGGAATACACCGTCCGCGTCGTCCCGGCGACGAGCAGCCTGCACACGGCGGGCACCCAGATCCCGACGACGGGCGGCTCCACCAACGTCAGCGGCACGGCGGGCGGCTACAAGAAGAACACCGCCATCAACGTCACCGTCAAGGGCGCGGATCTCGAAGCAGCGTCCTCCGGCGACGGCGTGAAGATCGTGAAGGTCTTCGTCAAGAACGCCGCCGGGACGTGGAGCGCAGCCTAATGGCCGCGCCGGAGTTGACCTTCTCCATCACCGGAAACAAGATATCGGCAGTCTCGGGATTCGACTCGATCACCGTCACATTCTCGTCGGACATCGCCTATACGGCTTTTGAGTGCCGCGCGACGAAGTCCGGCGAGGATTGGGGCCGCGGGAAGGGCGCTTTGATCGCGTCCTTCTCCCAGACCCCGGCGGGCACGCAGCGCACCTTTGAGGTATACGACGATTTTCTGCTTTCCGGTGATGGGGAATACCGCATTTCGCTGTTCGCGCAAAGCGCGGACGGCAGCTGGAACGACAACTACGGCTTTATCCCGCTGGGAGAGTCGCAGGCGCTGAAGACCGCGGACGGCGAGGATTTTCTGTGTATGAAGGAGTGATCGTATGGCTTACAACAGCCAGTTTACCGGCGCGCAGATCGACGAGGCTATCGCCGACGTGCGCAGCAACAAAGACGCGTGGAACGGAAAGCAAGATGTGATCCTCGCCTCCGGTGCGGCCGTCGGGGACCTGATCAAGGTCAAGGCGGTGGACGCCAGAGGGAAGCCGACGGCGTGGGAGGTGGCCGCGGCTGGCACGGATTATCTAACGGAAGCGCCCGTGACGAGCGTGAACGGGAAAACAGGAGCTGTCAAGGTTCGCGAAGTGCCGTCTGTCACCGCCGCTGATAATGGAAAATTTCTGCGGGTTGTTTCCGGTGCGTGGGCGGCGGTAGAGATCGCAAACGCGAATGGAGGGAGCTTCTGATGGCTGAATATTTGACAAACACAACCGACCTAACAAAGGTTGCGTCAGCTATCCGGGAGAAAGGCAGCACATCTGACCCGCTGGTCTACCCGGACGGATTTGTGACAGCCATTCAGGCCATTCAGACTGGCACAGAACTGCAAATCATTGTAACTGTGAAATCTGGTGCAACCGTTACTGCTACAAAAGGAAGTCTGTCTGTGAGCGGTACATCGATCAATGGAACGTGCACGCTTACCGTACCGGAAGCCGGAACATGGAGCGTATCCGCGACGCTGGACGGGAAAACATCTGACACAAAAGCCGTAACTATCACGGACAGTTACGCGGTGTCGCTTAATTTTGTATATCCGACACTGAATAAAAATACTTGGGAAACAATAAAAGATATATCCGACGCGGGACAGGGCGCGAACTATTGGAGCATTGGCGACCGAAAGGCGGTAACGCTAAACGGCACGGTTGGACATCTTACACTATCTAATTACACAATATACGCATTTGTCATTGGATTCAACCATAATGCGAGCCTAGAAGGGGAAAACCGTATTCATTTCCAGTTAGGCAAAACGGCGCTCTCCGGCGGTACGGACGTGTGTTTCTGCGACAGTTACTATACCTCGCCCGTTTCGACAACCGGCTATTTCTCTATGAACAGTAGTGCAACGAACTCCGGCGGATGGGCGAGCTCGCAAATGCGTACAAATATTTGCGGGACAAGCCTCTCGAGCTATTCCGGAACGATTATCGCAGTCATTCCGGCGGCGCTCCGTGCAGTCCTAAAGTCCGTTACCAAGTACACGGACAATACGGGAAATAATAGCACATCCGCGAGTGCGGTCACGGCGACAAAGGATTACTTTTTCCTCCTCTCGGAGTTTGAGGTTTTCGGGAGCATTTCGAGAGCAAACTCGAACGAGGCGAGTAAGCAAGCGCAGTACGCCTATTATTCCGCTGGAAACAGCAAGGTAAAGTACAAGCACAACGGAACGAGCGCCGCCGCTCGTTGGTGGCTCCGTTCTCCGCTTGCGAGCAGCTCCGACGGTTTCGAGAATGTGAACACCAACGGGACAGTCGAAGACCGCACCGCGCGCGCTTCCTTCGGCTTCCCACCCGGCTTTTGCGTATGAGGGAAAAGCGCATGGAGTATATCGTGTATAAGCGTTTCCGCGGGAATGGCATCGATGGAGAATTTAATCTCCGATATGGAACTGCGGTATCGGAGATTGAAGGGTTCCTGTTTGCAGCAGATGGCAGGCGGATATGCGCTGCGACATCCGAAAACGGATGGGAGCATTTTAGGCAGAATACACCAGAGGGCGCGATGCGGCAGGAAATGCTTGAGCGCCTTTATCGCTGGTATGAAAAAAACGGCTGCGGTGAAGATTTTACGGATGACAAATGGCCGGGGCAGGAAAACGGCTACTGGAAAAATCGGTTGAGAACAGCAAACACAGAGCGATTAGAGAAAATCTATCAAGAGAAATTTGGAGGGACACCATGTATGCAGTAAAACAGGACGGTGCATTTGCCGGGTATGCAGACAACATTGTGCTCATCCGATTGCACAGCAACGGTTGCTATGTACCGTGTAAGGAAACCGAGGCCGAGGGATTTTGCGCGAAGATGGCTGTGATTATTACGGATAAAGAAGGAACTGAGCATCAGGTGCTTTCTGACATGGTGTTCCATCTCGCTGGTTACACGCTGAAAGGCACAGAGCCGGAGGGCAGCTATGAGGAAATGGGTGCGGCACTACCACTCACAGATGCAGAAACAGCAGCGAAAATTTTACTTGGGGAGACAGAGTGATGAGTTACATAGAAAGAGCCAGAGCATTGCGTCCGTATATCGAAAAAGCGTCGATTAGCTTACCTGATGAGGATGCGCTGCAAGCAGTAGAGTTATTCCCACAGTGGGTGACAGGCCATTCTTACGCGGTCGATGATCGGCTGCAATACAATGGCGTATTATATCGCGTGGTGCAGGCACATACCTCACAGGCAGACTGGACACCGGATATTACACCGGCACTGTTTGTGATCGTTTCACTAGATGAATGGCCGGAATTTGTGCAACCTACGGGTGCGCATGATGCCTACAATAAGGGTGACAAGGTGACGTTTGAAGGCAAGCATTACATCAGCTTGATTGACGGGAATGTATTTTCACCAGCGGAATATCCGGCTGGTTGGCAGGAACAGGCGTAAATTTGAGAATATGGGAGGAAACATGGAGCCTCATTATTGCAAATACGCCTACCGCAAAAACGGAGACGTGAGCTTGCATTGCCGGTATCTGACGGAAAAAGGGGCGAGGCAGGGAAAAAGGCCGACTGGACAGACGCGGCCTTCGTGCCGATCTGATAAACACAGAAGGGAGACACCATGGACACCAAAACCATCATCGTTACCCTCGTCTGCGCCGTGCTCGGCGAGGCGGATAGAAGTGTATGAGCACAAGCAACACCGTCTGGAAGAAAATGACCGACGCAGAGCTCGCAAAGCTTGAAAAGCGGATTGCTGCGATATACAGGGAAGCGTATAACGATCTGACGGATACGATCAGGGATTACTTCGGTAAATTTGCAGCGCGTGACGCGGTGGAAAAGGCGCGCATGGACGCTGGGGAGATCTCGGAGGATCAATACAAGCAATGGCGGCTTGCGCAGATCGGGCGCGGAAGGCGCTTTGAGGCGCTACGGGATAAGGTCGCAGAGCGCATGACAAATGCAAACGTTGTTGCGGTTGCGTATGTCAACGATGCAACGCCGGGCATTTACAGTTTGAACCGGAATTTCGCGGCGTACACCATTGAGCAGGTCACCGGTGACGTTGGCTTCGATATCTGGGACGAACAGACCGTGAAGCGCCTGATCTCAGAGCAGCCGGAGCTTATGCCGTACTATCCGGAAAAGCGGGCGCTCAATCGCGGGATAGATCTTGCATACGGGAAAAAGCAGATCACGGCCAGCGTCACTAGTTCCATTTTACAGGGCCGGAGCATCAAAGGCATGGCGGATGATCTGCAAAGCCGCATTACCACCATGAACCGCGATTCCGCTATCCGGACAGCTCGAACGGCAGTCACGGGCGCGCAGAACGCCGGACGGCTGGATTCCTATTATGCCGCTGAGAAAATGGGAATCAAGTGCAGAAAACAATGGATGGCGACGCTCGACGGAAGAACCCGCCACTCCCACGCCATGCTCGACGGCGAAATCGTCGACAACGACAAGAAATTTTCCAACGGCTGCCGCTACCCAGGCGACCCAAACGGCCCACCGTCCGAAATCTATAACTGCCGCTGCACACTGGTATCCGAGATTGAAGGAATCGACACCTCCGGAGGCAAGCGCCGCGCCAGGAACCAGGCGACCGGACGGAATGAGCTGATTGAGAATATGAGCTATGCTGAATGGGCAGGGTGGAAAAAGAAAAATGGACGTTAAATTTATCGACAACTCCGAAGAAGTGAAGTCTGCTATGCACGACGCGCTGATTCGCGCCCTAGAAAAGATCGGCATGACGGCCGAAAAGTATGCAAAGCGGCTTTGCCCGGTGGACACCGGCAATCTGAGGAACAGTATCACGCACCGCGTAGATGAAGGGGAACCGGCTGCATACATCGGAAGTGACACGGAATATGCCGCATACGTCGAACTCGGAACCGGCAAGTATTATCCGGGTGGGAGACCTACGCCGTGGGCGTATCAGGATGCGAATGGGAACTGGCACTGGACGGCTGGAAACAAAGCACAGCCGTATTTGAAGCCCGCAGCAGCGGATCATGCGGCGCAATACCGGAAAATCGTCGAAGATGAGATGAAAAACGGATAAAGATTGCGTCCCAGAGCCATAAATATACGGTATAAGTGTGGTAACAGCAAAGAAATGACTGTTGCCACATTTTTTGTTCTGTCGCGGCAAAGCACCGCCGACAAGGGAAAGGAAGATAGAACATGGCACTGACGCGAAAGCTCCTGAAGGGCATGGGGCTTACAGAAGAGCAGATAGATACGATCATTGAGGCGCACACCGATACCGTCGACGGGCTGAAAAACGACCTTGCACGGTATAAGGCAGACGCTGAAAAGCTCCCCGGAGTACAGGCGGAGCTTGAAAACCTGAAAGCCAAAGGCGACGATGGATGGAAGGATAAGCACGATAAGGTCAAAAAGGAATTTGACGACTACAAAAGAGAGCAGATGCAGAAGGAAACCAAGAGCGCGAAGGAATCCGCGTATCGGGAACTTTTGAAGTCTGCGGGTATCAGCGAAAAACGAATTGATTCGGTTTTGAAGGTCACCGATCTTTCTACGGTTGAATTGGAAGACGGCAAGATCAAGAACGCCGATGATTTGAAGAAGTCCATCAAGGAAGAGTGGGCAGATTTCGTTGTTACCACGAAACAGAAGGGCGCGGACACCAAAGACCCGCCCGCAAACAACGGCGGCGCTATGAGCCGGGACGACATCTTCAAAATCAGGGACGCGTCTGAACGGCAGGCAGCAATTGCCGCAAATCTCAATTTGTTCGGAAAGGAAGAATAATATGGCAGCAAAAAACAACCTGACCATGACAAGCGACGTTCAGGTAACCGCTCGTGAAATCGATTTTGTAACCCGCTTTGCGCGGAACTGGCAGCACCTGCGCGACATTCTCGGCATTATGCGCCCCATCAAAAAGCAGCCGGGCACCGTCCTGAAATCCAAGACCGCAAGCGTGACTCTCGCGCAGAGCGTCGGTGAGGGTGAAGAGATTCCCTACTCCAAAGCTACTGTCATCGAGAAGGACTATGCGAACATCAACGTCGAAAAGTACGCGAAGGCGGTTTCCATCGAGGCGATCAAGGAATACGGCTATGATGTCGCAGTCGCGATGACCGATGAAGCTTTCCTGTATGAGCTTCAGACCAACGTCACGAACCGGTTCTACGACTACCTGAATACCGGTATGCTGACCGTCAGCGAAACCAACTGGCAGCGCGCGCTTGCGATGGCGAAGGGCGCTGTTATCAACAAGTTCAAGCAGATGCACCGCACCGCGACCAACGTTGTTGGCTTCGTGAACGTGATGGATCTGTACGATTACCTCGGTGGCGCAGACATCACCATTCAGACCGAGTTTGGATTCCAGTACATCAAGAATTTCATGGGCTACAGCACGGTTTTCCTGCTGTCCGACGATGAGATCAAGCGCGGCCGCGTGATCGCGACGCCGGTTGAAAACATCGTTCTGTACTATATCGACCCGGCTGACAGCGATTTCGCCCGTGCCGGTCTTGACTACAGAACTGATGGCGAAACAAACCTTGTCGGCTTCCACGTGCAGGGTAATTATTCCACCGCCGTCTCCGAGTCCTTTGCGATCATGGGGCTCACCCTGTTTGCGGAGTATCAGGACGGCATTGCCGTTGCTGACATTGACGAGACCCCGTCGCTCGGCACGCTGACCGTTACTCCGGCAGCCGGAACCGCAACCGGCGACACGAAGATCACGGTAACGCCCGCAAAGGAAGCAAGCGGCAACGTCTACAAGTACAAGGTAGGCGATTCGGCTGAGACTGTCACCTACGGCCAGAACGTCAGAACGTGGTCGACGTGGGACGGCAAGTCCGATATCACGGCGGCTACGGGCAAGAAGATCACAGTCGTTGAGGCTGATGCGACTTACAAGGCGCAGAAGGCTGGCAATGCGACGGTAACGGCGAAGTGATGGAGGTGGCGGTGTGATGCTGACTGAATTATGTGGCGTGCTTCGGAACTGGTTTGAAACTGACAGAATCAGTGGTACGTACACGGTCGAAAACGGCAGCATCACACTGCCGTTTTTGCAAAACGGACAGTTTTTCCGTGTGGTGGGTTCTGTTTTCAACGACGGAGTTCACCAATACCCGGATTACGCGATGGCAGACGAGACATTTGACGGCTCTATCTGGCCGATGTCTGTTCCTCCCGCGCTTCTCTGCTTGGGAGAGGAAATCAAGGCGTGGCAGGAAAAAAACGGCGACGCAGCAGCAAGCCCGTTCACCTCGGAAAGCTTCGGCGGGTATAGCTACTCGAAGGGATCAAGCGGAAGCACGTCCGCGAGCGGGGCCGTGACATGGCAGACGACGTTCAAATCGCGCATGAACCAGTGGAGGAAGATCTGATATGAGTTTACTTGATGATTTTGCCCGCCCGTGCGTGCTGCTCGAAAAAAGCCGCACACCGGATGGAGCGGGCGGATATATCACCACATGGACGGATGGCGCGGAGTTTATGAACTATCAGGCGCTTGACACGTCCATGGAGGCGCGCAGAGCGGAGAAAGAGGGCGTGACAAGCGTTTACTCGGTGCTTGTGCAAAAGGCCGTACCAATCGATTATAACGACTTCTTCCGCGACAAGACGACCGGCGAGACGTACCGCGTCACGTCCGAGCCGAAGGATAAACAGACGCCGAAGTCCGCTAGCTTTGCCCTGAAATACTTCACTGCTGAAAAGAAAGCACTGCCGACATGACAAAAGACAAAGCATTGCACGCGTGGTTCTCACAATTCCTGACGGCCTATCCCGCGTCCAGCGTGCCGGACGACGCCGTTTTCCCGTGGCTGACCTATGAACTGATCACAGGCGCGTGGGACAGCGGAGAAATCGGCCTGACAGTAAATCTGTGGTACTACACCACGCAGGAAGCAGAACCGAACGCGAAAGCGCAGGAAATCTCGGACGCTATCGGCTTGGGCGGCGTGTTTGTGCCGTGTGACGACGGCGCAATCTGGATCAAGCGCGGATCTCCGTGGTGTCAGAACGTCCGGGACGATTCTGATGCAAATATCAAGCGGCGGTACTTGAACATTACAGTCGAGTACATCACCGCAAACTGAAAGGACTGATTTCATGGCGAAATTCACAAAAATACCTGCTGATACCTTCAAGCAGCTGCAAATCAACGCCGGTGTAATTCTGAGCGATTTCACACCGGCGACCGGTGCGTTTGAACCAGAAAATCAGCTGGGCGCAACGACCGGCGGCATTACGTTCGTGGCGACACCGACGTTCTCTGACTACGGCGAAGATGTAGATAATTGCCCCAAGAATACACTCGAACTGAAACGGCTGGATGACGTGGACGTAAAGTGTTCCGGAACGTTTGTCACGGTGACGACCACATCTGCCAAATCCCTTATGGCGGCGGCGGACATCGACGGCACGGACGCAACGAAAGTTGTTCCGCGCCGCGACCTGGACAGTGCCGACTTCAAGGACATCTGGATTGTCGGCGACTACTCTGACAAGAACGGTGCAACCAATGGCGGCTTTATCGCAATCCGTTTGATGAATGCGCTTTCTACCGGCGGATTCCAGCTGAAAACCGCCGACAAGGGCAAGGGACAGATGGCGTTTGAATACACCGCGCATTATTCGATCTCAAAGCAGGATGTCGTGCCGTATGAACTGTACATCAAGGCCGGTACGGCAGAAACCTGATAGGAGGCCGATATGAAACTTTCGGAATTCAGCACCGATAAGGCGGCAGATGTCCTCTGCGAAATCAGCGTATACGCGCTGAACATCGTGGCAGACGAAGAACTCAGGGGAAGCCTGAAAAAGCTGACAGACGACGAAAAGCCGCAGACAGTCGGCGAGAGGTACGCAATCGGCGTGCAGCGCATCGGCCAGTGGATCCCGCTGATCCTGAAAAAGCATAGAGAAGACGCGTTTAGCATTCTGGCTGTGATAAACAGCGTGACAGTTGACGCGATCCGGGAGCAGAACGTTCTCGTTACAATGCGGCAGATCCGGGAACTGGCCGAGGACAAAGATCTCACTGATTTTTTCAAGTCGTGCGCGTCGGAGGCGAAAGCGTAACGCTTGCGCTGCTGGCGGCTCCAAAGATAAGCGCGGGAGGGCTGATTCGCCTTTTGCCGATTTTGATAAAGCGGCAGAACGAGGAATCAGCCTTTCGCATTTATGCGGCGGAGTGTATGCGCACGATCACGGAAAATACAGCGAAATTCGCGGGCGGAAGCTTTGTGCAGGCAAAGTACACCGACATCATCAGCCCGAAGCCGCAGGATAACCGAACCTGCGAGGAGATCACCGCCGACGTTGTACGCCGGTGCGGATTGAAGGTGAAAAAATCCAAAGATGAATCTGTTTGAACTTTTTGTAAAAATCGGCGCCGATACGTCCGAGGCAGACAAGGGCATCGACGAAACCGGGAAGAAAACATTCGGCCTCGGCGAGAAGATTAAAAACGGCCTTGCTACTGTCGGCAAGGCTGCGGTAGTCGGCGTGACGGCAGCGGCGACGGCAATCGGCACGATCGGCACAAAGGCGGTCCAGGCATACGCAGACTATGAGCAGCTCGTCGGCGGCGTGGAGACGCTTTTTAAGGATAGCCAAGATAAAGTCATGGAGTACGCAAACAACGCGTATAAAACCGCTGGGTTGTCTGCGAATGAGTACATGGAGACGGTGACAAGCTTTTCTGCATCCCTGCTGCAGTCTCTCGATGGGGATACCAGTGCAGCGGCAGAAAAAGCAAATTTGGCGCTGACTGATATGTCCGATAATGCCAACAAAATGGGATCGGACATGACTTTAATCCAAAATGCATATCAGGGCTTCGCAAAAGCAAACTATACGATGCTTGATAACCTCAAGCTCGGCTACGGCGGCACGCAGGCCGAAATGCAGCGCCTCCTTGAAGATGCGGAGAAAATTTCCGGTATCAAATACGATATTTCCAGCTATGCGGATATCGTAGATGCAATCCATGTCGTGCAGACCGAAATGGGCATCACCGGCACGACCGCAAAAGAAGCCGCGTCCACAATTCAAGGCTCGTTCGGTATGGTAAAAGCCGCATGGAAGAACCTCGTGACCGGCCTCGCCGACCCGGATCAGAATCTCGGAACTCTCGTGGGCAACTTCACGGATTCCATTGTCGTTGCGGGCAATAACCTGATCCCGCGCATTCAGGAGCTTTTGCCGCGCATTGTGGAGGCGATTACTACGCTGATGGTAACCGTAAGCACGCAGCTTCCGGGCATACTCGGATCCACCCTTCCCTCGCTTATTGAGGGCGCATCAAATCTGGTTACCGGGCTTATGTCCGCGCTCCCGGAAATCCTTACCGTTCTGGGCGATATTGCGCCAACAGCAATTGGAATTCTAGTCCCGGCCATAGTCGAGCTTCTGCCGGAAATCATTCAAACCGGTATAGATGTTGTTATCTCTCTGGTACAAGGCATTACGGAGACGCTTCCGGAATTGATCCCGGCGGCAACAGAAGCAATCATCAAAATCGCTGAAACGCTGACCGACCCTGGCAACCTCGGGAATTTGGTAGATGCGGCACTTGAGATCATCCTCGCTCTGGCGGACGGAATCATTGACGCCGTCCCGAGGCTGCTTGAGGTGGCTCCCAAGATTATCACAAATCTCATCACCGCGCTTATTGAAAACTTCCCCAAAATCATAGAATCCGGTGTAAAGCTTGTCATGTCGCTCGTCGACGGCCTGATTAAATCCATTCCGCAGCTTACTGCGTCTGTGCCAAAGCTTATTATCGGGATTGTACAGGGGATTCTTAACAATCTTCCGCAGATCATCATGTCCGGCCCGCAAATCATTATGGCGCTTATTGAGGGGCTTATTAGCGCAATCCCCGAGTTGATTCTGGCAATTCCAACGCTGATCCAATCGATTGTAGATACGTTCCTCGGCTACGATTGGGGCAGCATCGGAACGAATATCGTTGACGGCATCAAGAACGGATTCCTGCATATGTGGGAGAGCCTAAAGCGGACGGTAAGCGATATGGTCGATGGCCTTGTAAGCGGTGTCAAGAGCATCCTCGGTATTGCGTCCCCGTCTAAAGTCTTCGCCGGAATCGGCGGCTACATGGCAGAAGGACTTGGACAAGGCTTTGACCGCGAAATGACTGACGTTCGGAAGAATATCGAGGATCAAATGACCTTTGGCACAACATCCTTCTCCGTGTCCGGCGCGGCAAAGTCCTCCGTCGGTGTTGTGAACGGTCTGCTTGCCAACAATCAGCCGAACCCGCTGACACAGGTGAATCTTGTCGTTGACGGCCAAACGCTGGCGCGGGTACTGTTTGACCCGCTGCGAGGCGAAATTCTGCAAAGGGGTGTGTCACTTGCGTAGAATTAAAATCACGGACGGCACAAACACAGTCACCCTTCTGCGTGATCTCGTGTTCACGATTCAGCCAAAGGATATTGGCGCAACCGCGACAATGGCGTCCGGAAAGACGGTTATGGATATCATCGGGGTAAAAAATGAATTGATAATCCCAACGGGATGGCTTTCTGTCACGGACCTCAGGATGCTGCGGAGCATGATCAACGCAAAGCACGTCCTGAGTGTGACGTACCCTGATGTTGACGGCGATAAAACACGGGATTTCCTGTTCAGTCAGCCGGAGTACAAGGCCATTATCTACGATGAGGATGGGGTTTCCCAGTGGTGCGGCGTTACAATCACCGCAACGCAGCAAGGGGTGGACTGATGCAAAAGGTATCAAGTGGATTTACGCCGTTTTCTGCCGTCCGGGATATTGGAATGCTCGTCCGGTTTTACCTCGTCGATCCATCCGCAAAAAAGAACGGAACGGTTTCGGCATCGGATTCCGCGCCGGGGACCAGCGCAAGCGAGACAATCAGCGAAAACGAAACCATATCCGGGAATTTTGCCGGGCTGGAGCTGAATCGATGGATGCTGGATGGCACAATTGATACCCCAAATGACGGATTTGAAGGGCAGCAAACAGGTTGGTGGAGCGGGGAAGTTTCGGACGAAAATGCGGAGCTGGACAGTACCCTTACCTTTGAGTTCTCCGCGCCGGTGTCGACCGTTGGCTGGTCGCTGCTGTTCGACGATAAAATGCAGCAGTATCCGGCCCAGATCACACTAACCGCATACGGGAGCGACAACGCCGTGATTGCAGCCGCAACAAAAGTGATCACACAGGTTCGGCAGAACATCAGCCTGCCAGCGGCAAATTACACAAGGCTGACGCTTCAGTTCGATAAGACGTACTTGCCGAAAACACGGGCAAGGCTGCGGCAGATCGATTTCGGCCTGACGGAAACATATGAAAACGATAGCCTGGCAAATGTGCAGATCGTGGAGGAAGCGTCCGTTTCCTGCGATGCTTTCCCGTCGAGGCAGATATCCTTTACGCTTGATAACGCTGATCACAGATACAACATTCTTAACCCGGACGGCATATTTGCAGTAATCCAGGATGGGCAAAAGCTCCTTGCAAAGTGCATCATAAACGGCGAAAGCGTAGACGTCGGGGAATTTTTCTTCACGTCGGTAACGGCAACAAATTCTGGCGTAACGGCGCAGCTGGTGGGCAATGATATGGCAGCGGCGCTCGATCGGGTAACATATGAATCAGGAAGCGCTACCGCGTGCGAACTGCAAGCGGCGGTCGCCGCCGTCCTGGACGGCTATGATATCACGGTAAGCTATGGCGGCAATGCGGCAGAAAGAACAGTTGTTCCCGCAATTCCCAGAAAAGCAACGCGCCGGGAAGCAATCCGGCTGCTGGCACAGGCGGCCATGTGTTCCGTGTGGTTTGATAGAGCTGGGGAGCTGCATATTGCGGAGCTGTCATCCGGTGTTGTGCGCGGGGCCATAACGCCGAACGAACTGTATGATTACGACGGTGTGAGAATCGCGGAAGCAGTTGACTGCGTGGAACTGCACATCAAGAGCGATTACTCGGATAGCGTCGACGAAACGGTAACAGCCGGGAGCGGAAAAAACATCAAGAGCATCAGCAATCCGTGCGTGGCCCCAGAAAACTATCAACGCGTCGCTGCGTGGTTGCTGGCACAGTATAACCGCCGCAAAATCTATAGCGTAAAAAACCGGTGCAACCCGGCGCTCGAAACCGGGGACACGATCAAAATTTCGGACGCATTCGGACAGAATGAGAGCGCGGTGCAGACGGGCCTCGCGCTAACATTTGATGGGGGGCTTTACGCAATCACAAAAGGAGTGGGTGTATGAGCACGATTATCGATACCCTCATCACCGACCGGACGCAGGCGGACGTGGAGCGCGTCAAGGCGCTTGCCGGGAAGGGCTTTGCCGCCATGACTTCCGACGAGCAGGCGGAATGGCTTGCTGGGATGAAGGGCGCGTACAACGCCTCTGATCTCAATCGCGTGGGAACCGCCCTGAACTATCTGGCGGCGCGCCTCAGCTCGATCTGCGGCAAGAGCATCGCGTGGACGGCTAAAACCGATTGGGCCGTAACGGACATTATAACGGCTTCACAGGCCGTGGCATACCGCAAGCAGGTGCAGGACATTCGCGACGCGCTTGCGTATCCTGCCGGGACGCCGGACGTGCCGCAGCTGGCGCGCCTGACCTACATCGGCGCGAATGATATCGAGCGCATTCTTGCGCTCTGCGAAGACTTAATCGTCAACGTTGCAAAATCTTTTCGCCACACCGGCGCGGCGGAGTGCGCCGCAGGAGGATTACTCACATGAAAGATAGGCAGCCAACACAGGTTTTAGCCAACGGCGCGATCCGGTATGGCGTCTATAACGCCGACGGCACGCTCAATCACTACGAATACCTCAAGCGCGAGGATGCGCCTACCGTCGAGGGAACGCCCCTCAACAAGGCGAATCTCCTGTCCGATACCACTGCCGCGAAGATCTGGCCCGGCTCGAAGAAGCCGGACGACCCGACCGTGAACGACGCGCTTGGCAAGCTTTCGGAGGGTACGGCCAAAGTCGGCGACATCGCTATCACCGCCCGCACAGACCTCTCCGATGCATGGCTCCCGTGCGACGGGCGCACTGTATCACAGGAGCAGTATCCAAAACTGTTTTCTGTGCTCAGAAGCTCTGCCGCGCCGCTTCCGTGGGCGTTGAAGACATCGAATATTCAGCCTGTAGCTATGTGGTATCTGAATGGGGAATGGGTCGGCCTACACGACAGAAAGTTCTGGACGTCGCCCGATTTGGGGACGTGGACGCAGCAGGCGGATATGCCGCCCGGACTCTTGTTGGTATCGGATGTGCAGTATGCAAACGGCACTTATTACGCTGTTTTTTCCGGAGACTCCACAGAGGCAAACGGAGTGTACACAACGCATAGCCTCGATACGCCATTTACGCTATATGCAAGCGGCAGCCTGCCTGGAAGCGCTGGACTGAAGATGTTTATTACGCCAAACGTTCTGTATATCTACGTAGTAAGAGGCGAATACGGAGCCTATAACAATTACGAGGGAAGAAGCGTAAGCGCCAGCTACGTAAACCAAACAACGAAAGAAATAGTAAGTATCTCAAATTCTATCAGCGGAATTGTATTTTACGCCGAAGAAAAGGACTGCTTTTACAAGCTGAACTGTAGCACCAGCGGCATACTGGAGACTTCAAAGGCAAAAAACCTGATCAACCCGACGTGGGAGGCAGTCAGCAGCGTAAACATCAAAGAATTAACTCCGTCCTTCAACCAGCCGTCGACGTACACCTATCACGCCCTGATGTCAGCTTACCATTGTGGGGCAAATATAATTGCTTTTTTTGCACTGGTGAACGCTGCTTTCTCTGGTGCGGGAACCACGATGTATAGCGGATATATGGTATACAGGTATTCTGCGGACTACGGTGCAACGTGGGAAAACTGGAAGGTAGTTTCCTACAAAACCGATAGTTACTCGCTCGACAACTATACGAACGGCAAATACGAAAACGGGCTTTTGGTGCTTTCAGAAACCGCAAGCGAATCTGAAAGTGCTGATCGAGCGGAAAAGATCATTGCGATCAGCGCTCCAGCATCCGGCCCGGTATATGGAGACGTACTGGGGAGCAGCGTCGACAGTATTGCACTATCGCCGGACGGGGAGGCGGCATACATATCATCGAATGGGCTGGCGTACTGCGATTATAGCGCGGCGGGAAAAGAAATCCCTACCATCGGGACGGACACAAGAAGCAATGCCTACATCAAGGCGCTGGAGGAATAGCCATGCGGGATAGAATCGGCACAAATGATCTCGCAAACGGGGCCGTCCGCTACGGGGTGTATGACGCGGCGGGAAGCCTTCTGCGGTATGAATGGCTTCGCCCGGAGGACGAGCCGCTGGAGGCCGGGACGCCGCTCACGGCCGGGAACCTGCTGACGGCACAGAGCGCTGCAAAGATCTGGCGAGCGGGCGACGCACCGGCGAACCCGATGGTAAATGAGGCATTCGGGAAGCTGTCGGAGCCGAATTATCACATCGGCGATATCCTCACGACCGTCCGCGTGCTCTCCGCCCCGTGGCACGCGTGCGATGGCTCAACCTTCGATCAGACTGCATACCCGGCCCTCTACGCCGTCCTCGGCGGCACGACGCTGCCGACGATCAGCTATTCCAGCGATACCACCACCTACATCAAAATGGCGGACGATTAGCCCGGCAAATAAAAGAGAAAGGTACAGAAAAATGGACACCAAAACCATCATCGTCACCCTCGTCTGCGCCGTGCTTGGCTCGTCCGCGCTGACGGCGGTAGTCAATGCCGTCGTCGGCGCGATACAGAAAAAGCGCGGCAAGGCGACAACGCAGGAGGAGCACCTAGGAGAGATCGACAAGAAGCTCGACAAGATGCAGACGCATCAGAACGAGCAGTATCTGGCGATCCTCCGGCTGACCATCATGTCAGAGGAAATGCCAATGGCTGAACGTCTGATTGCCGGAGAGAAGTATAAAAAGATGGGCGGGAACGGCGACGTGAAAAAATTCCTGCACCAGCTGGAGGCGCAATGCGGGCATAGCAGTGCGCAATAAATTGGGAGGCAGATATGCGGGTAAAAGGCAAGTGGAGCAAGGGCGAAATGGCGCGAACCATTGTTTTGTATCTGCTCCAGCTCATCACGACGGTAATTGTCTGGGCCTGCGCGCTGAAAACCGTCGCCGTCCTAATTGCAGTCATCCGCAGCCCAGAACTCGGCGCGTCGGTCGACCTGTCCGACGTACTTGGCTTTACCGGCTGGGCAACCATCACAGAGCTTGGCCTGCTTGCCTTCAAGCGGGTTTTTGCGAAGAAAAATGAAACAGTCGAATAGCGAAAGGAGTAATTACATTATGGACTACACACAGATCATCTCGGCAGTGATCGCGCTCATCAGCGCGCTCGTTTCGGCATTTTTGATCCCGTGGCTCAAAACCAAGATCGACGCGGATAAGCTGCAAACGATCCGCACTTACGTCGAGATCGGCGTCAAGGCGGCGGAGCAGCTGTACACCGCGACGGACGGCGCGGCGAAAAAGGCGTATGTTGTGAACTTCCTCGCCGAGAAGGGCATTCAATTTGATGTGGAAACGATCGACAAGCTGATCGAGGCCGCCGTGCTGCAGCTGCACCACGAGTTGTACGGGAGTGAGCGGGCATGAGCGTTATGAAAGCCTCCGAGCTCGTCAGGCGGCATATTGACGTCGCGAAGAATTGCAAAACCGTGTATATGTGGGGCTGCTTCGGGATGCCGGTTACAGAAAGCATCATCCGGGAAAAAGCTGCACAGTATCCAAGCTGGTACACAGCCGCCAAGCAGTCTGAGCTGCGCAAGCAGATCGGCAAGAGCTATTTCGGTTTTGACTGCGTGAACCTCACGAAGGGCATTCTATGGGGCTGGAACGGCAATCAGAACGCGGCATATGGCGGCGCAAAATACGCCGCGAACGGCGTCCCTGACGTCTCCGCCGACGGCATGATCGCGAAGTGCAGGGACGTATCCGCGTCCGGCTGGGACAAACTCGTCCCAGGCGAAGGCCTGTGGATGCCCGGCCACTGGGGACTGTACATCGGAGACGGCTTGGCCGTTGAGTGTACGCCCATCTGGGATAATGGCGTGCAGATCACCGGCGTCGGCAACATCGGTGTCAAGGGCGGCTACAACAGCCGCGTATGGAAGAAGCACGGAAAGCTCCCGTGGATCGACTACGACACGGAAACCGTCGACAAGGCCGTCGAGGACGCCAAGAAGACCATCAAGGCAAAGGCCGGACTTGCGGACAGCACGATCAAGTATCTTGCCGATTACAAATACGGCGACGACCTCCTGAAGAAGCTGGCCGCAGCCATGAAGTAAGGAGGCGGGGCGTATGTCGCCGCAGGCACGCGGCAAACTTCCCCCAGAGCTGGGCCGCCTGACCCGCAAGGATATGGAGGCCGTGATCTATCAGGCCAATCTTGGCCGGGAAAATGAGAAGATTGCGCAGCTCTATTTTGTGGATAAGCTTCCCCAGGTAGACGTTGCAACAGAGCTGTTTCTGGGCCGCGCCACGGTCCAGCGCCGCCTGCCGGAGATCATGCGGGAGATGCAGCGGACATCCAGCAAACTGTATAACTGAGATAAGCGCCGAGAAATCGGCGCTTATTTTTTGAAAAAACTATTGACATATACGGTATTACGGTATATAATAGGTGCATAAGATGAAGCAAAACAAAACCAACTACGGAGGGTACAGCGATGGCAAAGGCGAAGATCACTTGCAAATGCGAAATCTGCGGAGGCACGTTCGAACACGTCCGCACTTGCGTAAACCGCAGCGACGCAGATTCCTATGCAGAATGGGCTGCGGAACACGTTACTGTTTGCCCGTCCTGCTATGCCGCAGCAAAAAAGGCAGAGGCGGCGTCTAAACTGAATGCGTACATTGCCGAGAACTTCGGTGCCGAGCATCCGCTTCCCAAGATCACCGGTGTCTCTGAAAAACAGATCGCCTATGCAGAGTCCCTGCGCACCAAGTTCATCTCTTCCGCTCTTTCCGGCTGCAACGTAAAGCTGTCCCGATTCTTCGCGGTGGAAGATAAAACCCGGCTCGAAAACATGAGTGAAGAGGGCCGCGCCGCAGCGGAAAAGCAGGCAGAAGCGGAAGGGCTATCCGTTGAAGCGTGGTTCGCGAAAAACCGTCCGGCAATCGTAGCGCGCACTTCCAAAATTAGCTTCGTCGATATCGTGAAGAAGATTGAAGTGATCGTAAATGAATCCAACGCATCGAAAATCATCGACGCACTGCGCTGAGAAGGAGGATCTTACAATGGAAAGCGTAAAAGAAATCACAAGAATCATGGATGCCGGGCGCGACGCAGGCCGCGCACAGGAACCGATGCGGTTTTCGACGCAGGAAGAACGCAACGCCTGGTATGAGAAACAAACGGAAATCCTGGCGAAGGTTATGGCTCCAGTAGGAGACGAACCTTACGACAAGAACCTGCAAGGGCATAAGATCGCGGACCGTTTCGCGGATATCCATACATTCGAAATCTACAGGCTTACCAATATCCGATACATTATCGGGGATTTCGAAACATATGAAGAGTACGCGGCCCACTGCCGGGCGGAAATAGAAGCATGGGCCGATGAACTTCGCGCAGATTTAGAGGAGGAATAAAAAATGATTGCACATCTTTACCGCATCCGTTCTGATTTCCGGAACGTTCCGGATAAAATCATCATCAAGGCCAAGGCAAAGGAAAACTTCCCCGGGACTTGGCTCCACGCCGAAGTTGAACTTCCGAATTTTATCCGGGTGGCCGAAACCGAAGCCGGTGACGGATTCCTTTTCACGCAGGACGAGACGATCACCACGGTTTACATTGAATCGGCGGAACGCTTGGACGGCGACGCAATTAAGGGAACGGTGAGCATCCGCAGCGCAAGCGGACGTATGCTTGCGAAGTGCGTCGCCATGTGGCGATGAGAACAGGGGAGGTTTTTCTAGATGAAATACGCTGGAGAATGGACAGTCCGCGGCACGTTGAAGCATGACGGCCTGTTTACAATTAATGGGCCAGATGATGATCAGCTCTATCTGCCTGTTGGGGCGGAGGGCTGGAAGGATGGATGCAACGCTTTCAATTTAACCACGCGGGAATTTGAGCCGATTCCCGCACACTGGGCGGTTTTTGAGATTGACTTCCCGCGTAGCCGCGCAAATTGGGAGGCTGCCGATGCCGAGTGAGGCCCAAAAGCGCGCCCGCGACAAGTGGGACGCCACAAACATGACGCTGGTAAGCTGCAAGATGCGGCGCGACCTTGCTGACGATTTTAAGTCTGCCGCAAAAGCAAACGGCACAACGCCCAGCGCCTTGATCCGTGGGTGGATCGACGGATATATGCAGCAAAACAAGCCCGTGAAGTAATCCGCAGGCAATTTTGAACCAAATTGATACACAACTGAGGCACAAGAAGCCGCAAAAAGGCCCATACTGAACACATCAAAGGAGTGTTCGGTATGGGCTTTTCTTATTTTAATCCAAACCCCGCCGGGCTGAAAGTCGGGGACTGCACCGTCCGGGCCATCGCAAAGGCGACCGGGAAGAGCTGGGACGAGGTGTATATCGGCTTGTGCCTGCAAGGACTCATCATGGGAGATCTGCCGAGCGCAAACAGCGTATGGAGCGCTTACCTCCGGCAGCAGGGCTTTACCCGGAACGTAATCCCGAACACGTGCCCGGACTGCTACACCGTCGCGGACTTTTGCGCAGATCATCCGCGCGGCGTGTATGTGCTGGCGTTATCAAGCCACGTTGTGTGCGTGGAGGATGGGACGTATTTTGACACGTGGGATTCTGGGAGTGAAATTCCACTGTTTTATTGGGCAAAGGAGGAAGCATGATGTTTGGACAACAGCCGTATGTGTATCAGCAGCCGATTTATAATCAGCCAATCGGCCAACCAATCAGTCAGCCAATGCAGGAACCAATGATGCGTCCGCAGTACCAGCCCGCGCCGCAGATGCCGGCCTACCAGCCGCAGCCACAGCAGACGCAGAATCAGTCGATCATCTGGGTTCCGAACGAGCAGGCGGCAAACGACTTTATTGTTGCACCCAACAATGCCGTAACGCTATGGGACATGAACGCGCCTGTTGTATACGTCAAAAAAGCCGATGCAAGCGGAAAGCCGACCATGACTATCTATGATCTTGTAGAGCGCGCACAGGCCGTTATAACGCCAACAGCGGCGCGAAAAGGCATGATGGAGGAATACGTGACGCGCAAGGAGTTCGACGAGCTTGTGGCGAAGCTGGCCGCTCCCAGCGCCAGACCGGTGAGAAAGACAAAGGAGGCTGAAAGCG